GAGTAGTTGAGTCTGCCATTCTTTCACGAATTTCAAAAAAGGAATTTGGCCAATTCGAGCACTGGAGAAGTTTACGTCCCTCAAATTCTGAGACAGATGTTCATACGTGACACCGAGACCTGCAGCGATTTTCTGAATCTCGGTTTGACAGTACGGCGCGTATTCCGCAGTCGAGGGAGGACTGGAAAACTTCACGTCCTGCCCCGGCGCGAGGAACTCTATGGCTCCCGGCTCCAGCTTCGAGAATGATTCTTTCGCCTCCGGTGTTACGTCCATATTGTTGTCTGTAACAAAAGCCGCGAAACATGCCGCTACCTTTCTTCTCGTGATTTCGGCGTCCCGATATTCGTCGAGATCTCTTAGCGGCGTAACGACAGGAGCGAACCAACTCACTCCGCGAACTTGTCCGGGTCTTTCCTCTTCGAAAACGTGAATCACGTCAGAAGCGGCCACCGGACTACTCTCCTGCTCAGATTTCACGCCGGGAACTGTCGTGCTACGTATCCAGTACCTCGAAGGAGCCTGATCCGAGAACTCCACACCGGAAATAGTGTTCACACCATCATCTTTTTTGAGGTCGAGATACGCCGATTCGATAACTAATAAATTTAGAGGAATATTCTTGGTAACTCTGTCTAACGGAATATTCTTTTTGAGGATAATAGACTCACCGGCCGTCACTATTTCCCGCATAACCAGTGATTGGAGACCGTAAAAACTGTTACGTTTACGCGCATCACACCCAACCTTCTTAGCCCATTTGTTAAAAATGGCCGTCATTTCCTCGTCTTTTTCGCCTTTCCCGTTGCGAATAGATCCTGTGATACCCGTGCCGACAGTATAACCCTGAAGAATTTTCCTGCCGCGCTTCGCGTAACCGTCATTTCGAATGAGATCCCTTACTCTATCTTCAATAGTAGCGTTCTTATCCGCCTCAAGAGAGGGATGTTTCCGGCCCGCACGCCAACCCGCCATTCTGCGCCCACGACTAGCTGCCTCATACTCTCTTTTTATGTACTCGCCCTGAAGACGTGAAGTCAGCCGCTTTTTATGGGTAACAGGATCCCAGATATCGTAAATCTCGTCTATCACCGTCCGAATATTCTCGACTGTTTCCTTAAGCATATTTTCAATATCCTTTTCCGGTCGAAGCGTAAACTCTGCCGTTAGTTACCGAGTCGGGATTGAGTTCTCTTTTTATAATTTTCAGGAGCTGAACTATCTCGCTAATAGAACGATACTCAACTTCCTTATCCCCAAGTTTGACGCGCCTTTCTCCGTTGGAGAGAGCTTTCTCTACATTCAATAAATCCTGCTGAGTGAAGGCCATTTTTCATCTCCAGTATTCTGATTTTCTCGGCGTTACTTTACGCGGAACCGGCTTACTTTTGTCGAGCAGTGTTACCTTTTCGCCAGAAGTCTCCGCAGGAGCCAGCATATCAGATAACTCGTTCCATTGCCTGTCACTGTAGCGGTGAATGCCGAGGAGGTAGTATGCTCCCAACGCGTAAACAAAAGTGTCCAGGGCCTCATTTCGGCCGTTGGATGACCATTGTCTTGACTCACGTCCCTTCTTGTAAACAACTCGGGATTCTTCGCTTGTTAGTTGCTTGAAATATTCATGGGGCAGTTCGGGGAAAAATACGAAATTCTTGGGAAACTCTCCTGTTTCAGCGTCGGGGACGGCTTGAATGTCAGAGTAAACACGTTCTTTGAGAACAGAAACGCCTACCGGGTACAGATCTACGCCTTTTCGAATCTTTTGTGACGTCGATTCCCCGTCCGTGCGCGCAGGACGGCCCACGGGAACTAGCATATCGTCACGTCCCTTGATAGCGACGAGTTTCCGGTCAGGTAACAGGCGACGAATAAAGTCATAGACGATTGTGGTGCGATAACCCGTGTCAATGGCGGCTTTTGAAATAGGTATTTTGACATTCTCTCTGTCTGTAGGCACGTCCCGCATCAAATATTGCGCTAGAGCGTCCCACGGGCCTGCGCTTGACGTGTCCCCCATAAAGATCGCGTAGTCGACAACGTGAGTCTGCCCTGTCCTGCAGAAGCCCAAGAGCTGGCACTCTAGCCTGTCTCCTTGGACGTCTATTCCCGCTGTGATAATCAGCACGTCTTTGTGAGCAATGCCCGGTGCACGTGCGGAACTTCGCTGAAAAACAGTGTCCCATTTCGGTCTTGTCGAGGGAGCTTTCCAGCTCAATCCGAGTACCGTATTATAAAACGCTTTCATCAAATTTTCATCATTTTTAACTACGGCCCGGTTATATAGTGTAGCAATCTCGCGCCAACCTCTCCATCCCGGCGGCGAATAAAACTGTGAGATGTGGAAACCCGGACAACTGCCTGTTTGACTCGAAACGTAACGGCCGAGCGGTAAAAACAGAGCTTTTTTACGTTCCTCGATTCTCTCGCCGCAATTAGTACACGAGAACCACGCATCACTGGCGGTTTTCGTCCTCTCGTCCATCTCGAAACGGAAATTCTTGAGCTCCAATTGCTGAGGATGTTCGCAATGCGGGCACGGAATGAGGTAGTATCTCTGGTCAGACTCCTCGAATTCTTTTTCTATCAGACTTTCTCCGGAGACTGTAGGCGTTGACAGCAGCGCTATTTTGTATCTCGACATCGCCGCGCAGCGGTTCGCTGCCAAAGCCACAGGATCTCCCTCGTTTTTGACGTTGGTTTTATATCTGTCAACCTCATCCATTATAAGAAGTTTGGCAGCTACGGAAGACAGCGAGTTCGGCGAGGACGCGGAACCGAAAGATATGGTACCGTTGAGAAAGTCCTTCGTTAAAATAGTCTCCGAATTCTTTTCTTCTTTTCCCGTGAGAGGGTTTTGACCGGATTTTCCAACTAATTTTGAAATCTCAGGGGAGGCATCAACCATTGTTTCGAATTTTTGCTGAGCAATCTTTTTAGCCAACTGTTCCGTCGGCATAATGACGAGTATGGGGCCGGGATCTAGTACGATATGAAACCCAATAGAGTTAATAGCGCACTCCGTCACGCCCATCTGCGAGGCCTTCATAATCACGACTTTTCGGGAAGGTGTGAACATCGACAACTCGTCCATTATCTCACGCAGGTGTGGAGTTCTCGATGTGCGCCAACGTCCAGGTTCATTGGAAGCCTTACTAGAAATGAATCGATACTCGTCAGCCCATTCCGACACTGTCGTTATCGCAACGGGTCTTAAAGATTTAGCGAAAACTGCAGAAAAAGTTCCCATTAAAAGTCGTCCTCGTCGTCGCCGTCCTCATCCTCGTCCCAGTTTTCTTCATCCTCATCCTCGTCCACAGCATCAGGCGCGTCATGGAAACCGAATTCCAGATCTCCCTCGGAGACTGGAACAACGGGCGCTGTAACTTTAGGTGCGGGATAGCTCTCTAGTTGAACGTCGTCACACAAATCTATGCGTTCAATTCCATCACAGAGCTCCTGCACGACCCTGTTAATCTCCAGATGGAGTATGCTGAACACCTGATCGTAACTTGCAACATTTATTAACTGCCCTGATACTCGGTCAGGTATCTGCTGCAGCTGATCACGCGCAAGCCGGGCAATCTTCGCAGCCTCCTGACTCACTGCCGCCGCTGAGATCACGTCCCTCTTGAATTTCTTGTATTTAAGTTCCTCGCAACGCGCGCTCCACTTACGTTTCTCTTCCAAATAATTCACATAATCATCTTGAGAATCGGGAGCTGCATGTGTTCTCTCGTCCGGGCCGTAGCTGGAACTTTTATACGACTTACCGTAAGTAGGATTTGTGGCCTTTTCCGGATTTTTGGATTTACTGATAGCTTCCCCCGCTTTTCGGTCATAAAGTCTATCCATAGCCTCGGCATCAACTTTAATTTTCTTGTCAATGATTCTTATGTGCGGCTTATACTTCTTCGATCTCATTCTCGATTTAATGACCTCTGAATCCACGCCGCAGTATTTCGCATACTCAAGAATTGAGAGCCAGTGACCCGGTGTCTCAGGCATAATAGTCGTGTTCCGTATTAAGTTTTTGGATCAATAAATAAATTCTAATTGGAAAGTAACACATGATTTGATTTTTCGTCAACGTAACGCAGAGCCGCGGCAGCTGACGGGTACCTCGGTGCAGGCTACGAGTGCGCGGGAATGTTGACGCGAGAATGTTGACGCGGGGGATTTTGTGGTTTATTGTATTCGGCAGTCATCTCCGCCCTTGCTCATTCTCGGCGAGAAAAGCGTCAAGATATGCGCCACTGCCTGC